AGAATTAAAAATCAAAGATGCTGACCGAAAGGAATTAGAAATGATTGAGAATGGTTGGATATTTGAAGGAAGAAATCACTTCTGCTGTATAGTCTGTAAAATTGAGTATAACAAGTCTAAAAAGTAGGTTGGTGTCCAACTACCTAAAACCAATAAGAATCTCTCAGAACTAAAAAGAATAAGAAATTTACCTATGTCAGACACCATACACCTAACACTTCCTATCCCAGTTTCAGTTAATAGTGCTTATGCAGGAAAATCACATAGGCATAAATCAAAGAAATATATAGATTGGGAGAAAGAAGCTTTAGTCAAAATAAGTGAACAGCCCACATACACGATAGAGGGAGATGAGTGGCTAATGGCTAAATATGATTATCACATGCCCCTGCATTATAAGAATGGAAAAAAGAAGATTCAAGATGTAGCAAATTATGAAAAGGCTCTATCCGACTTCTTAGCTCATAAGATTATTGGATTCAAAGACCACAAGATAAAAGAAATAATACTCAAAAAGGTAGAGAGTAATAGAAATGAAGTAGACATATCAATAACTGAAATAAAATAACCTATGGCAAAATCTTATAAACAAAAATACCTTAAATTCTTCCAATACGGACACGATGAATTTGTCCCAGATGAGATAGACGGAAGTCAGGCAATGGACATCCATCATGTCAGATTCCGCAGTACTAGCCATAAAAACCAACATTCTATTTTTAATATTATGGCCATAAATCGAGAAAATCATAATAGATGCCACTCAAGATACATCACAGAAGAACAGGCTCAGTTCCACCACGATGAATTTGTAATAAGATTTCTAATCTCTAATCGAGAGAAGCTCAAGGAGCTTGACAAAACATCACTAGAATATTATAGTAGCAAACTAATCGAATCAGACCCTTATAAATCAATAATTAAATAAAATGAGAGAAGTCAAATTCAGAGCAAAAGACGAAGATGGTAAATGGAGATTTGGTATACCAAAACTTATGTGTCGTGAGTCTGAAGGATACCCATATTATATGTTTTGGTGTGAAGAAGCTGATATTCTTATAGAAGTAGATCAAGATTCTATTGGAGAATTTACAGGACTCAAAGACAAGAATGGTAAGGAGATTTATGAGGGGGATATTGTTAGATATGGAAAGTTTGGGCATGACAATATACATACAGATTTATATGTAGTAATGTTTGGTGATTATGATAATGACGAGAGTTACGAGGATAATATTTCTGGTTATGGATTCTATATGTTTATGAATATAAATAATGATTCTCTTTTTAATACAAGTATACAAAGTTTTGATTTTAGATTTCAGAATGGATTCAGTAAAGTTAGGGTAGAGGGTAATGAACATGACAATCCTGAATTATTAACTAATAAATAACCCATGATAATAACAGGAACACTCACAACAGCTCTCCTAGAAGCAATCATGCTTACTAATTTTGCATTACCTTTACCAAACTTCTATATAGGAGAAGAATACCCAGAGGAATATTCATATCAAACTACAGACGCATTTTATTCTAGTGATGGAACTGCTTACTTAAAACCAACTGCAACTAAGTGGGCGATATTAGATGAAATATGTGAACATAGTTTCGGCTTTGATGATAACTTTCCAAACTTAGATATATTCGTTTCAGATTACTGCTCAGACAATAAAGAAGAATGTCCAAGTGAGTGGTGTCAGAGATATGTCGTAGATGGGTTTAGATTCAAACAAGAGGCTGGGCTAGATGAGGAAAAGCAGGAAATATATGATTATCTTTATGATAGTATAGGAAGAGAATATGAAACTTATTCTATATATGGCTACAGCGTATCTTGGAATTATTTATATATAAATTTAAATGACTACAAATAAGAAAGAAATAACAACAATATGTAGTTTGTGTGGAAAAGAATTCACATATAAGCGAACTAGCCCATATAGAATACAATCAACTTGCTCAAGGGAGTGTGCTAAAAAACTAATGAGTATTCCGCAGAGAGCGTTTGACAATACACACAAATTAAGATAAAATTTAATTAGAAACTAAAACTATCAATGCCAGCTCAAACAAAAAAGAAATTAGTCTCAGCAACTTGCGATATATGCGGTAAGAAGTTTTGGTATACTAGAAAATCTTTCGAGATAAGAGTATGTTGCTCAAAGAGATGTTCTAATATGATGCACTTTAAAAAGAAATACCGAAATCATATTGCAGATGTGTTTGATGAATTATCAAGTGAATTAACATTTTAATAAAACTTATGAACAAAGAGTCCACAAAAAAGAATACAGAAACATTCACAATCGTAGAACTTCAGCTTGCTAACTATGTTCTACAAACTACAGTAGACGATGAGCCAAAGAAAATGGCTTTTGATATTGATAAACAAGACACAGCGTTAAGTATTATGAAAAAGTTAAAGACTTGCATTACAAAAGATGATAAAGGTACAGATATATTTAATGAATCAGAAATAAGTTTTTCAACAGAAGAGAAAACACTTCTACTTGAACAGTCTAAACGCAAGTGGGGAATCCACGATATTGAAACATATCAATCACTAAAATCTAAATTAGCATAAATGGCAGAAAGTATCGGAAGACCACCTATTGTAGATGAACGTGTTCTCCTAAAACTAGAAGAAGCATTTTCAATGGGTTGTACTGATTTAGAAGCTTGTCTTTTAGCTAATATTGGCAAGAGTACGCTATATAAATACCAAGATGAACATCCAGCCTTTACGGAGAGAAAAGAGATTTTGAAAGAAACACAGATAATGAAGAGCAGAAAGAACATCACTGACAAGATAACTGAGGGTGATGTAGACACTAGCAAGTGGTATCTTGAGAGGAAGGGGAAGAAAGAATTTAGCACCAAGGTTGAGACAGATAACAAGAATGAACATATAGGCGAGATAAATATTATCAATTACAAAGGAGCTTCAAAACTAAAAGATGAGCAATGATATTAATTTACCATACAACTTTGAGCCAAGATTCTATCAGCTCCCTGCCCTTGATGCCCTTGATAGTGATTACAAGAGAGTAATACTAAAGTGGCACAGGCGTAGTGGAAAAGATAAATGCTTGGTTAATTTTTGTGCTAAGTATATGTACACTCACGTTGGTACTTGCTGGTACTTCTTACCAACATTTGCACAAGCTAAGAAAGTTATATGGAATAATATAGATAGCGATGGATTCAAGTTTATGGATCACTTCCCTAAATCTGTAGTTTCTAAGAAAAATGATACTGAAATGAAAATAGAACTAACTAATGGTTCTATCTTTCAGCTTATGGGATCTGACAATATAGATAGCGCACGTGGTGGTAATCCAATTTTGATAGTATTCTCTGAGTATGCTTTTCAGAATCCATCTGTTTGGAATGTGGTCCGTCCTATTCTAATGGCCAACAAGGGAATAGCAGTATTCGTTTCAACCCCGAATGGTAAAAATCATTTCCATGATATGTGGGAGAACGCACAGAATAATCCTTTGTGGTTTACTCAGAAGCTTACTATTGATGATACTAAGTTTATTACTACTGAAGACATAGAGGAGGAGAGAAGATCAGGAATGAATGAGGATATGATCCAGCAAGAATATTATGTTAGCTTTGATGTTGGTGTACTCGGTTCATATTATTCAGAGCAACTTCAGCTAACAATAAAGGAAGAAAGAATTTGCAAGATGTTTCCAAGCCCTTATTTGCCTGTATATACTTCTCATGATCTAGGTGTTAATGATACCAATGCTATTTGGTTTTGGCAGAGATATGGTAAAGAGATTCATATAATTGATCACTACGAGAATTCAAATGTAGGCTTAGATCATTATATAAAAGTTCTTAAAGACAAAGGATATAATTATGCTGGCCACTATTTCCCTCACGATATTAAAGTCAGAGAATATACAACTGGAAAGAGCAGACTAGATACACTCAAGGAATTGCTAGATAATGTTATCGGATCAGGAGAAAGTGATAAGGTTACAGTATTGCCAGCTATGAATGTTAATGATGGAATAGCCCTTGTTCGTAAAACATTCCCTCGTATGTGGTTTGATGAAGAAAGATGCAAACTTGGATTGCGTTGCCTACAGGAATATCGTAAGGAATTTGATGATACTAAAAAAGTTTATAGAGATAAGCCTTTGCATAACTGGTCGAGTAATTCGAGTGATGCAATAAGGTATCTAGCAATGGCTATTGATACAGAAGATACAGGTGTCAAAGATAATAATAAACCCTCCTTCACTCCAGCAGGAAGAAATGCCAATACATTATTGGGAAGAAAATAATTGACATTTTTCTATTTTACTATACTGGTTAGACTAGGAATCAATAATCTAATCAATGGCAGGATTAAACTCACTTTATAATACCGAAGAAAAGCCTACTGATAAGCCTATTCCATATAGTGATCAGTTTATTAAAGAGGCAGATGAACGCAAGGAAGAAGTAGATGAAGAGAATGATACTTTTCTTCTTGGAGTTATTCAGGCTAAGCTTAGACAGAATTGGAATAGACCTAAAGAAAACAAATGGGCTGATTTTGAAACTCAATATGAGGCAGCAACTAATTTCAATGATGATGGTAGTGCAGATGTAAATAGACCTATTGAAAGAGCTACAGTACGCAATAAGATGGCAGATGAGCTTTCAATGAAACCAATCATAACACTAAAGCCACAAGAACCATCTGATATTTACAAAGTTGATGTCCTTAAAAAGCTTTGGGACTTTGTTTGGGTTGAATCAGATACTGATAAAAATCTTATTGATGTTATTCAATGCAAGAATATCTTTGGTACTGGATGGTGGTATGAGGGATTACATACTGAAAGATTTACTCGTTATGTGCCTGAGATACAGAAAGATGGTACAGTAATTCAAACTAAGAAAGAAGAAGAGAGAAGTTGGCTTAAAGGCTATGCTCTTGATCTTCGTGATGTATGGGTTGATCCTGTTTCTGATATTGATTTGGCAGAGTGGTGTTTTATACGAGATCGTGAGTTTGATAAAGAAATGCTAAAACAATTAAAAAATGATCCAAACTACATAAATATCGATGAAGCTCTTGAATGGACCAATACAACAAACCAAGCTCCTGAATTTACCACAGAAACAGAGCGTACACGTAATGCTGCTAATAATCAGAAATACTGTAGATGGTTTTACTTCTGTTACTCTAAGGGGCAAATGATTGAGGCTATTGGATCAGTAAGTGGAACAATGGGAGTTATTATTCGCAGAGGGGCTAATCCTTATGCTCATGGACAACTTCCTGTCTCTCCTTTGGTTGATCACAAAAACTATAAAGAAATCTACGGAACAGGAGAATGTGAACTACTTGAGACAAGTAAATATGAAATAAATTCTATTGAAAATCAAATTATTGATTATGCAAGAGAATCAAATACAGTAAATTTTGCAATCGGAGATGGTGTTACATTCAAAGATTCAGAACTTATTGGAGGTGTAATGCGTATTTGGAACTTTAAGGGAGATGTACGCAATACTCAAATGATTAAGCCACCATCAATGGATAGTGGACTTAATGTTGTGAGAGAGATGCTAGAGAATAATGCCACTGTTGATACTGGAATTGATAATAAGATCTTAATGGGATCTCCAACTGATACAGCTTATCAAGCTAAACTACAAGAACAAGCTAAACTAAAGGGTATTAATGTATCAATGAAAAATCTTGATATATTTTATCAGCGCATATTCCGCCAACGCCTTGCTAATATTCAGCAGTTTATGCCAACTACAACTGGTCGCAGAATTGTAGGTAATTCTGCTTATCGTACAATACCAGTTGAAGATACACAAATTGAAGAACCTAAGAATGTAGTCAAAAATACTATAGGTAATATTCCAAAGATGACACCTAAAGACGGAATTACTTCATTCCTAGAAATAAAACCATCAATGATTAAGAACAATATGGATATTGCAGTAGAAACTCCTACTACATCTCCTATTCTTCGTGAACTTGAAAAGGAAGATAAGAGAAATGCCATTAAGGAAACGCTGGAGCTTGCTTCCGCTAATCCTGAAATATTCCAAGAACTTAACATCAGAAACATTATTCGTGAAAGCATTACTGATTACGATATTGATCCTGATAGAATTATGAAATCAAAAGAGAAGCAAGACACTAAGGATGTTCGCCAAGCTGTACTCGATAAGTTGCCACAACCTCCACAGGCCAGTACGCAACCACAAAGAGCTAAGCAAGAATTTCCTAATACATCCACAATGCAACAACCTACAGCAAACACTCAACAAATTAAATAAATCTTATGTTTAAGTTTATTAGAAATTGGATAGATAACTATATTCTAAAGCGATCTATTGAAAATAAGTTTAATCTAACAGAAGCCCAGATAGGGTTTTTGAAAGATAAAACAAATGCAAATATGCTTCGGTCCATATATCAAGCTGAAATCTCTGCAATAGTTGTTACCTCATTATCATCTCCAACACCTGAATCATTTCAGAAACGCAATGAATGGGTAAATTGTTTAACATACTTAATCAGTCAGACACAATCAAAGAAAGAGCCAGACGTAAAGATAAATCAAATTACTAGAGAAAGAATGTCAGCAGAAGAATGGGAGAAGCGATATGGAAAATAATTGACATTTTTCTATTTTAATATATTGGTTTAAGTAGATCCTTGAAATCTCTAAATAGTTTCCCCCGCCTTGTTCATAACTTGTGGATAAAGCGGAGGAAACTAACCACATTTTAACCTTACATATATGACCACAGAAACCAACCCCGCAGAAATGCAGGAAGGTACGCCTCAGGCAATCCCTGAGGGGGAAGTGAAAAACCCTTCACAAACCCCGTCATCAGGCGAAGAAGGAAACCCTACCGATCCAAACCTAGATAACTCTAGTGATGATTCGGAGAATCCCGAAGCGCAGGACATTAATCCCGATGAAGTTAGGCGTGCTATCCAAGAAGCCCAAAAAAAGGATCGCTTGGCAAAAGAGCGATTTCATGAAATTGAAAAGCTTGAAAAAGAAAACGCAGAACTACGTGAAAAGACACAGGTAAAAGCATCTTCACTAGATGAAGATAAAGTTAAAGAAATTGTTTCTAAGCAGTTCAATCAAATGAACTCTAAGCAACAAGAACAAACTTTAGAAAAAGCTGAAACAGAATTCTATGTAAAAAATGGAATTCGACCAGGCACTGAGATATTCCAATATCTCCGCCAAAAAGTTGATCAATCAGGCACTCAAACGCTTGACCAGCTCAATGAAAACCTACGCCTCCACTATCGAGATTATACCTACGAACAGCCTACTGTAAGACAATCTGTTCCATCTGTTGGAGGAAAAACAAGAACTTCTAAAAGTAACAACACAAAGGCAATGCAATACGCTGAGCTATTTGGACTTACCACAGAAGACTATGCAAATTATAAAAAATAACCTCTAAACAAATGGAAAAAGTTACCACCGAGAAGAAAGAAACTTCTTTGGCTAATGAGCCTAAACAAACTGCGGAGGAAACCAAGCCTAATAACGAAGGTCTTTTGAAAGATCAAGTTGCTCAACAAAATAGCATCATGCAACAGATGCAGAAGCAAATTGAAATTCTTACAAAAGCAGCCGATGTTAATAGACTTGATCGTGCAACTCCAAAAGAATCCGATGGCAGTATTGTCGTTAGGGTTAGCACTTACCAAAAAACACCTGATGAACCTGCGAAACTAATTACTTCATGGCGTACACTACAAAACGAAGTAATTTGTAATGAGAAAACAGGAATTGAAGAACATCAAACTTACGAAATTACTCTCGAAGATGACAGCAAAGTCGTTTTGGGAAAGCAACTTGGATATAAGGAATTCGTTAATTCCATTGTCAAAAAGCCTGTACGTATTCAACCTGAAAAGATTGATTATATTACAAAGCGAGTTGATGGTGTAACAAAAATCGAAGGAATTAAATCCGTAATCGTAGACTGGAATCAAAAACAATTTACAATATTCTCTAACTTCATTAACTAATGTACATAGGAAACAATGAAATCAAAGACATCAAAGATGGACTGGTAACATACACAGATGGAGCGCAAGAACAATTCACAGAGCTTATGCTAGAAGTTATTCAAACCGAAAACCAACTTGGTGAACCAATTATGGTAGACGGAAAGGAAACTGATGAGATACAAGCTTGTGATACTGAAATGCGTGAACTTCGATGTAAACAAGTGCGAAAAGAAGTTTCAAAAATTATTGCTTCAAATGACTGGTCCAATGAGATTGGACAGGCAGAAACAACTAAGCTAATTATTGAAAGACTAATTGCATGGGGTATTTATACCTCCGAGTATGGATTCATACTTGATCCAGCAATGAATAACTTCAACAATCTAGTGAACTTTACAGTCAATTCTTTACAAATGCACGAACGCAATGCAACTAATAAGTTGTTTGGAAATTCTGATCTGAAGCGTCCTATCACACAAATTGATGGAATACTGAAAGGTTAGAATAAAAAAACAAATAACTCCTTGCATTACAGGGAGTTTTTTATATCTTAAATTTTTAATAAAATGTCAACTTCAGCGAGTTTTAATAACTCATATTTTGTCCCTATTCAGGGAAAGGCAGGTGAAGATTGGGTAATGCGCAAGCTACCTATGATCGCTTCTGTCGCTATGTCAGCTGGTGGTGCAGTTTACAATGTAGGCGATGGTACTACTACCGTTATTACAGATGCTACTACCAACTTCGCAGGTATCCTTATGCAGGATATTGCTGCTACTGATGCAGATTACGCTACATCAATGAAAGAAAAATACGTAATGGTTCCTACTTCTGATGCTGCTAAGGCAGAGTTTGCAGTAGGTGCAGGTACGTTCACAACTGCCGATGTAGGTAAGAGTGTTAAGTTTAATGACTATCTTGGTCTTGCTGTTGATACAGCTGGTATTCAGGCTCGTATCACTAACTACATTTCTTCTACTCGTGGTGTCTGTATTTTCAACCGAGATATCGTCTAATTATTATTTAACTAAAATTTACAAATGAATTATTCTACAATATCTTTGCCAGATTTCGTATCTAATACGGAAATCAAGTGGGCCAAAGATGTAATGACTATTCCTATGTCTGCTGACGCTCTATTCCAAAGAGGAGTATGGGCTGATGGTACAGGCAATGAAAAGAAATACTCAGAAATCGACCTACAACAGTATGCATCTGAAAAAGATGAAGGCGATCAAGCTAAGATTGCTAAGTCTCAACAGGGGTATACAAAGACAACAAACCCTATCACATTTTCTGATCAGGTTTCTATTACTTATGAGATGCGTAAGTATAACAAATACCAAGAGATTACTGCTCGCCTTACAAACCTATCTTCACTTAATGTGAATCGTATGGATTTGGACTTGGCTCATCGTATTACTTTCGGTGCTGCTACTACATACACAACTCGTGATGGAAAGAGTCGTGATATCACTATTGGTGATGGTCTTGCTCTTTTCTCTACTGCACACACACTTCGTGCTTCTTCTGATACATATCGTAATGTTCAAGCTGCTAATCCACGACTTTCTCGTGGTGCTATGGAAGGAATGGAACGTCTATGTGTTGAGGAAACTCTTGACCAGTTTGGTAACAAGATGACATCTACATTTGATATTCTCTTTACTACTGATGATCCTAATACAGTAAATACAGCTCGTGAACTTCTTCAATCTACTGCTTCTGTATCTGCTCCTAATGCTGGAGTAACTAATGTGTACAAAGCTAAATATCGCCATGTTATCATCTCTCGTATCGCTACTGATGCTAATGGTGGTGTAGATTCTGACAAGCGTTACTACTGGGGTCTTGCTTCTAGCTCAGCTGGAGTAAACTCTGCTTACTTCGATGTAGCAGAAATGCCTACTTTAGAAGCTCCTACTTACGGAGATGGTATCAACAATTCTACACAGGATTGGACATTTACTGCTCTATCTGCTTATTCAATCTGTATCGTTGGTGCTCGTTGGATCAAGCTAAGTAAGGGTGATGGTACTGCCTAGTTCAAACTTTATTTCAAATTCGTAGTCTATGAACTTGCAAACGCAAGAAAGGTCGGTGGTGGGACTAATGAATTAACAAAACTAACATGAATCAAAATTCAGGATATGGGCAAGCAATGCTTGCCAAACTTATAGGAGCAACATTCGGCAAAACTTTTGTTGTAATGGCTCCTGGTGATCAACACGCAGACCGTATCGCGGAGTTGTTCACAACAGACAATGATGGTGATGTTCGTTTCTTTACTGATTTAGCTGCTGCTTATGCTGCAACTGTTAGTAATCGTCATGATGTTATCGTTATTGGTTCACAGGGATCTCATGATCTCGATACGATGCTTACAACTTCTAAGAGTCGTGTAAATTTTGTAGGTCTTGACTTCCTTCTTACTGGAGGACGTAAGACTGCTCAACGTGCTAGGATTAATCTTTCTACAGCCGGAAATCTTCTTGATTTGGCTTCTACAATTACTAATACTGGTACAGGCAATAGCTTCCGAGGTTTGAAAGTATCAAATTCAGGAACTCATGCTAATAGTATTGCTGCCTTTATTGATGAAGGTGAAGCTACATTCACAGATTGTCTTTCTACAATGAAATTCACTGATTTGAACGTTGCTACTGTAGCAGACTTTATCTGTCGTGCAGATTCATTCGATTATGAACGACCAGAATTTGGGTTCGATACACTCGTACAGAGTGCAGCTCGTCCTACTCTTTGGTTTAAGAATAGTGGAACTACACGTGCTAAGAATGGTCGTATCGCTGATCCTAAGTTTGTTTGTTCTTCTTCTGAAGCTACAAAATCATTCATTAAGATTGAGAATACAAGCTCTTTGGCTTTCCAGACTATTATCGAACGCCCTATCTTCGTAAATGCTCTTATCAGTAGTGCTTCTGCTGCAGCGCTTACTGATGCGGTTACTTCCGCTTCTGGGTTAGTAGACGGTAATATCTTAATCGTGCAACCTGCTTCTAATACAACCAACCTCTGTGCTACTACTACTGATCAGATTCAAGTATCTGGTCCAGTATCTTCAGCACAGGCGGGAGAAGCGGTAACACCTACCTAATATTCTTTAACTAAACTTAGATGAGTTTTACAGACACCAAAGAAGCTGGACATACTCCAGTAGAACCTAAGACCGACAAGGTCGTTTCAAAAGAAGAACCTAAGAAGCCAACCAAAAAGGCTGAAAAGAAATAAGTCTTCACTCTGCCCTCTACGGAGGGCAGGAATGAGTACTTAACCAAAACCAAATGATAAACTCTATCACTTACGACCAAACAATCGTGCCCCTAGTTCCAACAGATGTAGTTGGTGCTCCAATCTTTTGTGCAGATTTCGTAATTCAAGCTATTGAGCTTGTAGCTAGTGGAACTGCAAATCTAAATGTTCAGGTTCTAATCTCTTATAAAGAGGAAGCTCCAGACTGGTCTTCTGAGACTGCTGGAAATGTACAGGTTAAAGACAAGGCAGATGATACGCCTTACGATGCAACTGAAGGTATTACCTTCATAGCTGATGCTACTCGTCTTATTGAAATAAATGCAGACGGTGCTCGTTGGGTCGGACTCATTGTTCCAAAGGGTGCTTCAAATGCTGGATCTCTTGCTGCTACTTACCATCTCAAGAACAATCAATAATGAGACGTAGAACTTCTAAAAGGTTGGAACAGAATAAGATAAGCAAGGAAATAGCTGACTTAATAGAGAATAAGAGAATAGCAATAATAAACTTTGAAAAAGCAAAGGAGGAGACAACAAAAGAAAACACTAAACTAGATGAGTTAAGAAAACTTACAAGAATTGAGGCTGAAACAAAGGCCAAGCTTGTAAATGAAATAACTGAAATAAGAAAAGAAATAAATATAATCAGAAAAGAAAAGGAAGAAACTGTCAAGAAAATAGCAGAAAGATCATACATTTTAAGAGAAGTTGAGGTTGAATTGAGCAAATTGCTTAAAAATCTAACAGAAACTGACCTAGGAGTAGAGATTAAGATTCAGAAGCTAAATGACCTACAGTGTGAATTAAAATCTCTTAAAACTCAGAAGAATTCTACTCAAAGTGAGAAAATGAAAATTGAAAGAGAAATTGCCAAGATTTCAAGTGAAATTGAACTAAAGGCAAAACAATCGGAGAAAGAGCAAGTAGAATTAAGAGATAGGAAGAAGGCATTAGATATCATGGTCATTAGAACAAACCAAAGAGGTCATAATTTAAATAAATTAGCTAAAAATCTAAATGAACTTTCCAAAACTTTATCAAAATCGGAACAATCTACTACCAAGTAGATTAGTGTATAAGGATCAAGGAGGGAGTGCAACTTCTCTATATGGAGTCTCTCTTAATAAAACAATGAAAACCGCTAGTGATGGTCAAATAATCCAAAAGGTAGCAGGAGAATGGGCTAATGTAGCAGCTACTACAGCTGGGCTAGTATACAAAGGAACATGGGCCGCAAGTACAAACACACCTACTCTAGCAGATGGAAGTGGAACAGCTGGAAACTATTACATAGCATCTGATGATGGATCAGTAGACTTTGGGAGTGGGGCAATTTCCTTTACTGCTGGTGATTGGGCTATATATTCAAGTACAGGTGTATGGCAGAAGCTCGATAATACTGATTCCGTAACTTCTGTATTCACTCGTACTGGTGATGTAACTGCACAGGCTGGGGATTATACTGCTGCACAAGTAGGAGCGGTTGCTATAACTGGTGACGAAACAGTGGCAGGGATTAAGACATTTAGTTCTTTCCCTGTTACTCCTAGTTCCGCACCTACCACAAATTATCAAACTGCAAATAAGAAATATGTAGATGATAGTGCAGGTGGAGGTGGGGCTACTATCTTTGATGCGGAAGTAGCTCCAAGTGGAGCTGATTATACAACCGTAGGTGCTGCAATCGCAGCAGGGAAATATAATATATTAGTATCTGGAAGTGTAACTGAAACAGCTAATATAACAGTTTCTAATAAAATTTATTTATACGTTAAGGCTGGCGTAACACTTAACTTTGGTACATATAATATGGTTTGGGCTGCTAATAATATACCTATTACAGTGCAGGGAGAAGGTTGGACTTCTGAGATTACAATGGCAGGTACGACAAATGCCTCTGATTTATTTTTTAGAAGTTCAAGTTATGATGATGGACAACACATATTCAGAGACGTTTACTTTGATAATAATACTAATTCAGCTTATTGTTCTATCACCTCTGGTGGTGG